ACCACCTGTAAACGGCACACGGACTTGTTTACCAGTTTCATCTTTCTTGTAGATAAACTGTTGGTCATTGTTTACATCTAAGTAAACAGGCTCTCTAGTAGCTTCAGCAACGCCAATTTCTTTGATGTTTGCCGATGTTGGTTTTTCTGGTTTTTCGTATAAAACTAAATCTGCGGGTAATCCAGTTCTTTGATACTCTGCAAGACTTGCGGGAGTATATTTACCTGATTCCACTAATTTTTGGAATGGATCAGCTTGGACTCGCTCACGACCTGCTTGAGCCATAGAAGCCGCTGCAGCTGCCCGTCTTTGTTGTGCTTGAGCCATCTCGCTCTGTGCTTGACGAGCATATTGAGCCAAAGCCATAGCACCTTGTTGGTCGCCTGCTTGTGCCAACATCTGAGCGCCTTTTAAGATCGACTCAGGGTTAGTCTGGTCTATCTGTTGGGCAATAGAGTTTCTAGTGCTAATTAGCTTTAGTTGTGGGTCTTCAATGCCCATAGCACCACCAATGGCAGTACCAAGACCTCTAGCACCACCATAAGTTAGTGCCGCACCACGAGATGCAGGGTCTAGTTGAGCAAGAGTAATACCTTCTTGCAAAGCACCAACACGTTGTTGTTCACCATACATTTGGGGGGTTAAACCAAATAAACCCGCTACGATATTATCTGCCATGATGAATCCTTAACCAAATAAGCTAGTCAATGCACTGCCAGCGGCAGTACCAAATAAGGGAGAAGCACCCAAACCACCTAATAGTGTTGAATATGGATTAGTAGTTGCTGCATTACCAGTAGCTAATCGAGTACTAAACTCAGCACCAGATAAGCCTAAACGCCCGACATTAGCACCTGCTGTAGCCGCTTGTTGACCAAGAGCTGCACCCATTGTCAAAGGCTGTTGTGCCGCAGTCTCAAGACCTTGAACTTGTCCCAAAGCAGTTGTGTAAGGCTGATATGCGGCTTGTTGACCACCATAGTATTGACCCATAGTCTGTGCGCCAGTACCAAGCAATCCCGCACCAAACTGGACTTGTTGTTGACCATACTGTTGAGCATTAGCCGCCAATTGAGCTTCTTGTTGCGCTCTAGCGTTATACAAAGCCTGTAGTTCAGGAGTAGTAGCACCTAAATTACCACCTTGAGCAACAGATAGACCGCCACGACCTTGTTGTTGGAGTCTGTTTTGCAGATTAGCCAACTCTAGTTCACGACCAGGTTGCAACAAAGCCATCTGTTGATTGAGATAGTTTTGTGCAACATCTTGTGGAGATTGAGCAATATATTGATTGCCAAGGTTAAACAAGTTTTGTGCGCCTGTTTGCAAAGGAGCAAACTGTGCTTGTGCGCCTTCAGCTTGCTGTAAACCTTGTTCAGCTAATGCTACTAATCTGTCTTGAGCATTCTTAGCTTCAGGGCTTAATGTGTAACCTGCGCTAATCAATTGACCTGTTACTGGATCGACTTGGAATTGTGAAGTGCCAAAACGAGTAGTCATGCCAACAGGTCTGAACTGAGCCGCTTGTTTAGCAGCAGCAGTCTCTCTGTCAATCATCTGTTGCGCTCGTTGAGCCGCTTCACGGGATGTTTGTTGTTGGAGAAGACCTGCACCAGTAGTCAAACCGCCTGATAGCAAAGCAGCAAGTTGAGCCGCAGTAAGACCACCAAGACCTGTTCCTGTGGCAGTTCCTAGCGTAGTTCCCAATCCTGTACCTACGCCAGTTCCAACACCTGTAAGAGTAGTTCCCAAGCCCGTACCTAAACCAGTACCTAAACCAGTACCTAATCCTGTTCCTGTTCCTGTTCCTAAACCTGTACCAAGACCAGTTCCTAAACCTGTACCAAGACCAGTTCCTAAACCTGTACCAGTTCCTGTACCCAAGCCTGTGCCTAAACCTGTACCACCAGTAGTTAATCCTATACCACCAGCACCTGTTGTAATACCTGTGCCACCACCCATGCCTGTAACGCCACCAAGTAGACCTGCTGCTCCTGTACCGCTACCACCTGTAAGGTTAGTCAATGTACCTGCTAAAGCACCAGTAGTTAAAGAGTTAGCAAGAGCAGTTGCACCCGCAGTACCACCCGCACCACCAAGAGCTAGATCAAGTTGAGCAAGTTCACCCATTGTTAAGCCAGTAGTGCCAACAGTAGCCGCACCACCACCAACCCCTGCTAAAGCCGCACCACCAAATAAAAGCCCAGCCCCTGCCAAGAACTTTAGAAAGTCTTGACCCGCATTGACTTCTTGTTGAACACCAGTTCTTTGAAGTTCACCAGTAGGTGTGTATTGTTGATAGCCGCCACCTACTTGGTTTTCACCTGCTTTATAGGTAATTACATTCTCAAGACCACCAATCTGTTGTGTTTCACCAGAACCAGTAGTTTGATATACGGGTTGAACAATGGTGTCGCCAAGGGTTACTGTTTGACCTTGAGGAACAGTAGCCGCCACACGAGCCGCAACTGCGCCCTCATCCAAGCCAACAGCACCAGCCATTTGAGCAGGGGAAATCCCGTATTGCTCCATAGCAGAGACGATTTGGGCATCAGTCATGCCAGGATTTGCCGTTAGGAAATCCAGTATTTGTTGGTTAGATACAGCCATTATTTATCTCCATCAAGGCACATTAGGCCAAGCAACAGTCCAAGGAAATCCAGACTGCGTAGTTACATCACGCAATGATTGACGATATGTTGCCCAAGCAGTTTTATCCATTGGCGAATCAGCTAGTTGCGTCCAATCAGAGTCTTTCAACTTTTGATTGCGTTGCTCACGCACTTTTACAGCTTCTTCAGAGTCTGGAATTTGAGTGATAACCCAATTTGTTACCCATTGACCATTGGATTGAACTGGTGCGCCAACATAAGCCCGTTCACGTTGAGCATTGATTGTAGGTTTGTCAACCCATTGCACTTCTGCGTAATCGGACATACCAGCAGAGTCAAGCTGTATATCGCCAATGTGTCTTGGATATTCAGAAGTTGAAAGTTTGATGTATGTGGTCATATTGTTGTTACCGATGAAGTTAATGAAGAAGTTGCAGAAGTTAATCCAGAAGTTGCAGGGGATACTGTAGATGTAGAAGAAGTCAATGTAGATGTTCCCGCTGTCATTGAAGAAGAAGCATCTGCCAATGAAGAAGAAGCATAAGTTAATGAATATCCACCAACTGTATAAGTTCCTGTCAAAGAACCATCGCTAGGCAATTTTGCAAACAGAAAAGCGTTTGTTCCACTAACATTTGAGTACCCGCCAACATAGATATTGTTAGAGGTATCTATTTTTATTGACCTTCCAATTTCATTACTACTACTACCTAACCTTCTTTGCCATTGGATTGTCCCGCTAGTGTTGTACTTTGCAATTTGGAAATCAGATGTTCCAGAACCATTTGAAACACCAAAGAAATAAGGATTACCAGAAGAATCTACGGCTACTGAATATGCAACATCAGATGTTCCTCCACCACCGCCTAATCTTCTTTGCCATTGAATTGTTCCACTAGAGTCATACTTGGCAATATTAAAGTCATCGTTTGGATAACTATCAAGCTGTCCACACATAAAAACATTGCCAGAGGAATCTGTAGCTACTCCAAACGCATAGTTACTACCACTACCGCCTAAGTATCTTTGCCATTGTATTGTTCCGCTACTGTCATACTTTGCTAATTGCATATCGTATGTGCCAGAATTATTTGAATATCCGCAAACAAAGACATTGCCAGACGAATCTAATGCTATTCCATTTCCAACATCACCAGTACCAGCTAACTTTCTTTGCCATAAAACTGTACCATCTGTGTCGTATTTAATTATTTGAAAATTAGAGGTACTAGGTACTCCCAAAACATGAACATTCCCAGAAGAATCTACAGCAACCGAGTTTGCAGTCCCTGTAAAATTCTTTTGCCATTGAATTGTTCCACTTGTGTTGTACTTAGCTACTTGATAGTTACCATTTGAAACACCACAAACATAAACATTACCAGACGAATCTGCGGCTATTCCATTACCAGTATCACCAGAGCCACTACTCAAAGTTCTTTGCCATTGGATTTCGCCAGCAATATTGTATTTAGCAATCTGGAAAGCAGCTACAGAGCTTATTCTTGAGACTCCGCATATATAGAAATTTTTAGCAGAATCTACTGCTACTGAGTTTGCATTGTCTGTGTCAGAAGCATCATTAAGAAAGCCAATCCAATTGGGATTGAATATAGGCCATGTGCCTGCTTTTATATACTGTACGGCTTGGTCAAGTGTCCACACTCCACTAGCTGCACTAGAAGAAACTGTAGGTGCAGTAGCGGAAATTACACCGCCTATATAACGAATGGACATTGTGAATCCTTATGTGATTTCTTCAAAGCTAATCGTGGCAACCAAGTCGCCAGACGCACTAGCAATCGCACCAATTGATTGATTCTCTAGCAAATAAAATGCAGTAGTTTTATCACTAATAATCAATGAAGCATCTGCTGGAACAGAGATGGTTGACGCAATTGCTGTTGCCGTTCCACCTAAAGAAGCAGCAGAATAAATATTGACTGTGATGTCAGTCGCTACTGTGCCATCAATGTTTGCAATCAAGATTGAGTTAATCTTGAATACCTTGTTACTTGATGCAGCGTTTGATGCAAGTTGAGTTGCACTTGTACCCACAGCAACCGATAAGGTATTACCGATAATACTTGTGACGTTTACGATATTAGGATTTGCCATAATATTTCCTTAGAAGCCAAAGAGCATTGCTAATGCAATAGATTTACCTGTTGAAACACCAGCAGTTCCCCATGTAGGAGCTGCCCCAGAACCACCAGAAAGAAGTGCTTGACCACTTGTGCCAGCCGACCCCGCCACTAATAATCCAGTAGTGATATTTGGTGTAGTCAATACTGGTGAAGTAAGAGTCTTGTTTGTCAGGGTTTCTGAACCTGTCAAGGTTGCAAAGCCAGCGGCAGTGAATGCCGCCTGAGTCCATGCCGATCCCGACCACACATACAAAGTGCTTACTGCTGTATTCCAGTACAAAGCACCTGTCAACAGAGCATTTCCATCATTGTCAACAGTAGGAGCGGAAGATTTAGAACCTAAGTATCTGTCATCAAAAGCATCATAAGAGGCTGCCGCATTGGTTTCGCTAGTAGCCGCATTGCTTGCACTTGTAGAAGCGTTAGAAGCACTTGTTGAAGCATTGGAAGCAGAGGTAGCCGCATTAGAAGCAGAAGTAGCTGCCGCAGTAGTCGAACCAAATATCGAATCTATTTCTGTTTTGGTATAAGCATTTGTAATGTTATAGCCAGCAATAGTCGTTGGATTCGTTCCTGCCGTAGCCCGACCATAAGTGTCAAAAGTTACAGATTGGTAAGTGCCTGGTGTAACACCAGAAGAAGCCAAATCAATGTTGTCCGAATTGACAACAATACGGCTAGATGATGCAGTACCTACATTGAGAGTGTTACCTGTCTTTGTAAGACCATCACCCGCAGTAATCTGACCCGCACCTGAGAACTGCGCCCAAGTGATTGATGTGCTTCCCAATGTCCCACCTGCATCAATCGTGCAGATAAAACCAGAGTCAGCGTTAGTTGTGCCTTTTTCAACAAAAGTAAAAGCCGCTACCAACTCAGCATAAGTGTCAGCATCGGTTGTGCGTGTCCATGAACCTGTTGCACACAAGTAAATACCATTATTAGAGGCAGTAGATTGGTCTTTAACCAATACCCGATCACCCGCAATAATCGAGATGCCATCAATTGTTTGTGCGCCAGACAAAGTGATGTTTGCAGTAGTAGCCGCAATTACAGAGGCTTTAGCATCAATACCTTGGGCTAGTGCATCTACATAACCCTTGGTAGCCGCATCAGAATCGTTTGTAGGGCTTGCCAAACCAGTAATGGTTGCCGCTGTACTACTATCCATGTCCAATGCGCCAGAGATGGTCACATTGTTGAATGTAGAAGTGCCAGAAGCCGCAGTAACATTGCCTGTCAGGTTGCCAGTTACGTTACCTGTGACGTTTCCTGTAACTGCACCCGTGTGAACACCCGCTGTATTACCAGTTACCGCACCTGTGAGTGGGCCACTAAAGCCTGTCGTAGCAGTAATGTTCGTACCAGTAATGGCAAGTGGAGATGAACCACCGATTACCGCACCATTGATTGTTCCTGCACTAATGGCGGCAGAAGCAATCGTAGCGGCTGTGCTAACAGTAAGGTTAGTAAATGTTCCTGCTGCGGCAGTAGTTCCACCAATCACCGCACCATTTATCGTTCCACCAGTAATCGTGGCAGAAGCATTATCTGTCTTTGTAGCTACAGCAGTTGCAATGTTGTTGAACTCTGTATCAATCTCAGTACCCTTAACAATCTTTAAAGGATTGCCAGGCGAAAGATTATCTTTGGTTGCAAAGTTAGTGGATTTTGAATAATTGCTCATATTTATCCTATCTTGCCTTCTTTGGCTTGAAGTTCAATTTTCTGAATTGACAACTGAGTGCCATTAATGGTGGCTTCGTAACCAGTTTGTACAATTTTACCTGCACTAGACGCATTACTTGTCAATGCTTTAATAGGTATGCCGCTTGAGAAGTCTGCAACTGCATACTCTCCAACCCCATACTCATAATAGCCTTGAGGTGGAATAAAGACATTCTCTGACTGATAAGCACCTGAATAATCAAAAGCCCACTTGATTGTCAAGAACTGGTTAGAACCACCAATCACCACGGCAGTAATAGACTTGAGAATGGAAATCTGATTAGGGTTTCCTAAGTCAGCATTGTTTGTGTAGTACAAGAATCGATAAGTAGAAGCATCATCAAGATAACCGCCATACTTACCAATATAGCCATTCTTTCCAATGTACAAGTCTCCATTACGCAATGATCTGAGTGCTGTTGGAGAAATACTATCCCATTTGGTTACACGGGAAGAACCATCTTGGAGAGATTGCTTCGTATCGAAACAGTAGACTTGCAAAGTAGTTGGTAGAACTAGAAGATAAAAGGCTTCTTTTTCTGAGTAAACAGACTTCAAATTTGCAATTGTTTCACCTGCTAGAGATGAAGCCAAGTCAAAACGAACATTCTTAGATAGGTCTCGGAGTGGTGCAGACTTCTCTTGGATAGTCCTCATCAATGAACGAACACCTGAGTCTGACAAGAAAACAACATCAGAACCAATACTTTGTATGGTATCTCTAGCAATACATCCAATAGAACCTACTGTGTCGCTCAGAACGAGAGATGCAGGAGTAGAAGCACCTGAGTAAACAAGAATCTGCTTCTTACCAAAGATGAACAAGAAATCATTGTGCGCTGCCAAGCCCATGACTTCATCAGCACCATTAGGCCATACACGAGATACATCTAATGAGCCTGAAGTACCACCCCCCCACACATGACCTGCAATCAGATCAGAGAAGGTGACAGTTACTTTGTCAGTTGACGTATTAGCTACCCACAAGCGACCAAAAGCAGAGATGCAAATGTTGGCTTGAGGAACTGTAGCTACATAACCTGACTTCTCAGAGACTCTGCGATAAGTAGTTGTACTTACAGCAGGGTCATAAATCAAAGGATCGTGACCAGTTTGGAAGAAGTATGCAATGCCATTCAAGGATGCACATTGCCAGTTATTAGCAGTAATAGTAGGGGCAGTACCGCCACCACCATAGGTCAACTCAGTAACCGCATTAGCAGTACCAAGTTTGAATATCTTGTTGTTGCCAGCAAACAGAACTGTAAGAGTCCCGTCAGTTTGGACTAACTCATGGATAACACCAACGTCATTAGCACCCAAAGCGCCAGAAGAGGAGTTAACCCTTGACCAACCTTTTCTAGCACCAATACGACCATACTGATCCAAGATGCAGTTAGTTGCAACCAAAGCAAAGCCAGCCCCTAAATCAAGGGGAGAGTCTTCAGTATTCAGGCCGTAAAAGCCTGGTGCTGAAAGACTATAACTTTGTAAAGGTTTAGACATTACACGGGTTCAAAGTTGTTTTCTACATAGCGAGTGCCTTCGAGTGCAATAGCATCTGACAGCATTCCACGAAATAGGGCATAGGCTTCAGAGGATGCAGTTCCACCATCCTCACCACGCTCAATCAAAGCCCTTGCATAAGCACTTTGGGCAACTAGATAATCTAAAACTTTGACAGATGTTGCGTCTGATGACAGAGTTGCTTGCGGTACAGCCAAGTCAAACATGACTGTATAGACCCCA